TCCGTATGGAGAGCACTACTCGGCTGCCTTCTTCTACAGTTACTATGTAGGGCAATTTTATTCCTGTTGGTTCATTGTTTGTACCAACTTCTTCAAAACCTTCTAAGTCTAAATTTACATGACACTCTAACAGAGTGTACATTGTTTCTTGTTTACCAACTTTTTTAGTTCCGTCTAATTCTTTTTCTTTTTTCTCAACAGAGTTTTGTTCTACATTTCCTGGAGGCGAAAGCTCTATGTCTCTATAAAAACCATTTACTTGTTGTTTACGTAATTCATTCTCTGACATTTTAATTACGTGTATTATTGATTCAGCATCTTCTAAACTAGTCGCTGTATATGGCACCACTAATTCATCAGCCGGTACAAACTTTGATACAACTCTACCCATTGGCACATCATAATAAACTTTTTTAAATGTAGATCCTGAAAGAGGTAAATGAAATAACATCGAATCAAACTCTGCTTCATACTCTTGCATCTCATCCATAATTAAATAATTCATGTAATCTTTTACACGAACAGCCTGTTGTTCTGTTTGTGGATTCTTAACGCCTATGACCTGTGTTCTTACAGGTCCATCCGCTGGTAATAATTCTTTGTAAGCTTGTGCTTGAAATTGTGTAACTGCCTCTGCTAACACCGGGTGTGTTGCACCACTTGCTCCTTGAAATGGTTCTGTTCTGTTTTCGTATTTAAATCCTAAAAGATCTAATCCTGTCTTGTAAGATTCCTCCCAATCTTTTCTAGATGATTTGTAATCCATGTAGTTTTGCACCATGTCATTACCAACAGGTTCTAAAACATCATCAGGTAAAAGTTCTGCTAGATTATCAAAGTGTGATTCTGTACCAGGTATATTTACAGCTCCTGGTTCATAATCAATTGTTGCCCCACCATCTTCTTCTGGTATGACTTCTATTGGTCCTTTTGGATCTTGTCCTTCTTGTTCCTGAACAGCTACTTCTTGTAATTCCGCATCTGATGGAATCTCTTCTTGGTTTCTAGTGTTCGGGAGTCCTTTGTCTATTTCTGCCATTTAATACTCCTATATATTCTTAACACGGTTTTTTAAAGACTGCAACCCTTGTGAGTCAGGGTTCATTGATACTGTTTGTGGGCCTTCATCTATACCAGCTAATTTAGCAATACCACCACCTGCTAGACCGAATGGTCTTATCGGTGTAAATCTATCTAGGTCAGGGTTTTCATATGATTCAATTGCATACGCAGCAGCTGGATTATCCACAGCTCTTAAATTTAACAGATCCTCTTGTCTGCCCTCTTCAAATCTAGGAAACACTTTACCCATAAACACTGGACCACGAGATTCTAATTTTTGTATCTCTGCAGCTTTTACTGCATCTGCAAGATCTTGTTTCTCTTTAAAAAATTGATCTGATGCCATATTTGCTATGATTGTATCTTCCATACTTAATCCAACAGGTGGTTTGCTTCTGTAGTTTGTAAGAATCTCTTTTAATTTTTGTTGCTCATCTTCTAAAGATTGTCGAGTCCTCATGGCTGTATCTGCTTGTAGCATCTCATCATCAGCTATCATAAACGTATCTTTTGGTTGTTCATTTTGAAATTTAACTTGATCAGCTAGATCTTCAACTTTTAAATTTTGTTTTAAAATAGTATTTAATGTGTTGGTTTGTTTTAAAACATTTTTTATACCTTCAAGTTTATCTGCTGTCATACCTTCTAATGTGCCAAATCTTTTTATTAGTTCTTTATCTGGATCTATTTTTGTTTTCTCTCCAAGTGCATAATTAAGTAAACTATCACCTATGGTCTCTTTAAAAGTTTTACCTGTTGTCAACATATCATAACCAACGATACCTGCCTCGGCCGCAGCGGTAAAGGCTATCGCAGCAGGGCCAAACAGACCACTTAATGTAAAAGCACTACCAAGTGATCTACCTGCTCTTAAAATTTGTTTTGCAAGAATTCCTTCTTGATTACCAAGTTTTACACCTCCCTTAATTACTTTTTCTAATCTGTTTCTGCCGCTTATAGCACACTCTGAAAGATTTGCTGGTCCAGTCGCATAACCTATTCTACCCCCCTTACTAAAGTTTGCTCTACATTTAGGGTTAGCAGAAAAAGATGCTAAAAGTTTTTCAATTTGTTTTTCAGCTTTAAACATTTTAGGATCATCTAAACGTTTAAATGATTTATCTATTATTGTTTTAGGAGCTCTATCTGTTTTTTTAAATGTACCTAACATTTTTTTCTCTGTTAGTTCACTTCCCTCCAACATAATTTTTCTTGCCTCATCTAAATTTTTTACAGTAGAAGCATTAACTATATTTTGTCTTATTTTTAAATTATTAGAAAGTTCATTTAATAAATCTTTATTTTTGTCCAACAAACTTGTTGCCCCATAATCAAATATTTTTATATTACCAACGTTAGGACCTCTTGTTGTAACTCTAATTTTGCCTAAACTAGATTGACCACCTGTCATAGTTTTCCATAAATTTTCTAATTCGGTTTGATTTTTTAAAAAATATTTATAATTTTGTGTATCACCTGCTAGAGCATAGTCTCTCATTCTTCTTAAATTTAATTGTGATCTTTTATCAAACGTAGATTTTAAAGTATTAATATCTTTAATTACGGGAGTGACAGATAAAAAGGTTTTTATGTTACCATTTTTAATTGCTCTATAGGATGCCGCATGATCTAATGCCAATATTTTTGGATCAAGACCATTATCTATCATAACTTTTTTAAACTTGTTAAATTCTTTTAATTTATTTAAAGCTTGTTTTCTTTCTTTAGAACCTAGTTTTGTAGACTGCAAAACACTTTGTATGATTGTTCTTTGATATACATTTTCTAATGTTGGGGATTCATAAATTAAATTTCTAACTTTTTCTAAATCTTTTTCTTTGTAATCTTTTAAAAAAATATATTGATCAGGTTGACCTTTAGCAAGATTACGCATTAATTTTTCAATATTATAACTTAATCTACCTTCTGATATACCAAGATCTTTAGCTAATTTTGCTTTATCATTATTGCCTTGTAAAATAGCTTTAAATATATTTTCTTGAGTTTTTGTATAAGACGTTGCTTTTACAGCGTTACCTTGTGTAAAATTTTTTAATTCTTTTTTAGTAAACAAAGGCCCTCTTGCAGAGGTCTTATCATATCTTTCAAATAAAGTTTTACTTTCTTCATTACCACCTCCAGGTATTTTATCTAAACCAATACCTTCTTTTAAATTAATTGTTGGGTTTTCATTTGCTATCCTATTTATTACGGCTCTATTTAAATCAATTTTAGAAAAAGGATCTCCTATTTCAACAAGTCTTTTGTATTCTTGTTTAAATAAATCATCGTAAGATCTATATAATTTTAATTTTTCTCCTTTGTTTAAAGGTTCTGTTTTTAATTTAATCTGTTCTAATTCATCCACCATTTCTTTAGGAGGTCCCTTGGCAAAGCCAGTTCGTCCACCATTAGCTTGATTTAATCTTTTGTTTGCATCTTGAAACATTTCTCTGTCTAATGCTTTCTGTGGTCTATCGATTTGATCTGCTGTTGTAACTTCGCCTTCGTCAAAGAGTTCCATAAGCTCTATGATTTTAAAATTTTTCATTACTCTCCTAACATGTAAGCAACACCACCGCCGGCTCTTTTAATTTTTTGTTTGATAGGAACATCTGATGCTTCTTCTATGATTTCTTTTTTAATACTATCTTGAATGACATCACCATCTGCCATACTACCATCTGCATCAAAAGTTACTTGAAATTCATCATACTCGGCACCCTCGTCTAAAATTGTTTGTGTATCTGGATCAGCATCTTTTCTAGGCGCTTTGTAGTTCATGACACTTTTATCTTCTATAACATCAAAAGTTTTTTCACCAGAGCTCCCCACTCCTGTTTTATCTTTTGTAATTTGTATATCACCAGTTGATATGTCTTCAGTCATTACATACTCATCACCGTTTTTACCTGTGTAAGAATATTCATTTACTCTCTCTGAAGGTTTTACTTTTGACTCTTTACCAAGAAGTTTAATTTTATTTGCAAGATCAAAAAAATATTTTGGTGGTGCGTTAGCTACATCTTTGGCTGTTTCTTTTACAACTTGTTTAGTCGTTTCTTTTCCACCTGTTCCAATCAAACCAGATTTAATTGCAGCAAGTGTTGCAGCAAGACCGCCCATGACTTTTAAAAACGCACGTTTGCTTGGACTACCAACTTTAAATCCTGCACGTCCACCTGATGCTAGACCCTCGATTAAAGGTTTACCCGATTTAAGTGTGCTAATCACATCTTTGTAACTCATGCCGTAGTTGTCCATGACGTATGGAATCTGACTAGACTTACCAGAGGATAATATCATTTGAATATCATCGTCAGTTGCTTTACCAAATTTTTTAAAATCAGATACTAATTTTTCTACGCTGTAGTCTCTTGGTGCTACACTTTTTATACCCATCTCTTCATCAAACTTTGCTTTTCTTGCAAGTGGTATCGCATCCTCACCACTTAAAACATTTGTGTCTCTACGAAACGGAAATTTTTTAGACAATGCAAACTCTCTTGCAATATCAGGATCTCTTAGTATTTGATTTTTAATACCTGTGAAGTCGCCTTTCTTTGTGGCCTCAGCTATGTTTTTTCTAATTGACTCCTCTTGTGTGCCACCCATTATTGGTTTGTCGGGATCTAATCTATTTTTATTTAAATCAAATACTTCAGCATCTTTTTTAAATAAGTCTGGTTTTTTACCAAATACTTTTTCTGCTTCTTGTGCAAGTGCTCTGCTTTCTAATTGATCAACAAATGCTAGTGCCTGTTTTAAGTCTGTTTCTGATTGAATTAATCTTGTATCTATACCGAAAGCTTGCAATTTCTTTTCAAGAGCATTACTAGAAAAATCTACAGCCTTAGCACTACCAATAACACCCTGTTTTTTAAAAATTTGTTTTTTGGTGTAGTTTTTTATAATCTGATTGACAGCCATTAATAATAATTCCTTTTACGTTGCTCGACCTTTTCGTCGATGTAATCTTCAGGGTGTCCAATTAGACCGCCTTGTCTGAATCGCATAATCGCTTGTGTGGTTGAGTCCACAAGATCATCATGGTCGCCATAAGGGAAAGCCGCACACTCCTCAATAACGTCGTCTGCGAATTTCTGCTCAGGCGCATATATCATACCAGATTCAAATAAAGGTGCAACCGCATTTACACGAGCGTGTTTGTCATTACCTTTTGACGGACTAAAATTTACTACCGGTATATCCATCTGTCTTAACTCGTATGTTAAAGGTAAACCTGATGCTTTAGCCTCTATTATAACCGTTTCAGGTTTCCAATACTCGTATTGTTCTAGTGCTAAACGTCTAAGTTCAGGAAACTCGTATCTGCCTTTTATGGCATCTAACAATATCAAACAAGCAGGACTATCTTCTGTTGGATAAAAAATACCCCACGTGGTAATCGCCGAGTAGTCTGCAGTTTCTTTTTTTAAGAACGCTGTATCGTAAGATTGTATGACGTGTTGTAATTTTGGTATGTCTTCGTCAGTATATTTCATCCACCATTCTCGTTTTAATATGGCACCTTCTTCTGATGTTGGGTTTTGCATCCACTGCGCATTCCATTTGCCCGTGGGCAGTGTTGCCTGTACTTTCTCAAGTTCATCTAGTTTCCAATACTCCGGCCATACAGGTTTAGCTCTTGATGATCCGTGGTCCATGATCGCTGGAAACTCGACCACGTGCCACTGATCAGCTTTAGGTTCTGTTTGGTTTTTGACCAACATACCTGTTAAATCTTTCGTGCTCCAACGAGTCATAACCATTACGATCTTGCCACCTGGTTGCAAACGCTGACGTGGACCTGATGTATACCACTCGTATGCTGACTCTAATGCTGTGGGACTCAAAGCATCTTGTTCTGAATGTGGGTCATCAATGATTAATAAATCTGCACCACGTCCTGTGATCGCACCACCTACACCGGCAGCGAAGTATTCACCACCTTGTGAAGTCTCCCAACGTCCTGCTGCCTTAGAGTCTTCTTGTAAAGTTGTTTTAAAAATTTTTGAATAGTCTTCTGAGTCGATTAAATTTTTTGCTTTACGACCAAATCGTATTGCTAGCTCTGCCGTGTGCGTTGCTTGTATAATCTTGAGCTTTGGCTCACGGCCCACCATCCAAGCCGGAAGTAAGTATGAGGCAAACTCCGACTTAGTGTGTCTCGGGGGCATATTAATAATTAGCCGGTTTATTTCACCCGATGCTAATTTATTAAATTTATCTGCAATGTGTCTGTGGTGGGACCCCTCTACAAAATCAGGCCATACACATTTTACAAAAGATAAAAAATCATTCTTAGCTTTATTCTGTATCTTTTTTTCTGCGTGCATGACTTGAAGTTTTTTGAAGGTTTTTCGCACATCAGCAGGTAATTTTTCTATATTTACCTTATTCAAGTCCATGGTACCAATATGTTTTTAGTATACACAAATGTGTAAATTAAGCAATACAACCTAGAGTAGTGGGACCCCTTTTTACAAAAAGGGGGATAGGGTCTTATTTATTTTCTATATTTGGGATTTGTTTGGGACCCCTCGGCCCGTTAGGGCCGAGGGTTGTTTATTATTAGTGATATTTCTTAGTCACTTTGTTTATAAAATGGTCTTTATATTCTTGTGTGTGTTTAACCATTTCCATTAATTGTGGTAGGCATAATATAGCCATAGTATATGCCATAAATTCATCGCCCTTCTCTTTTAGCAAAAACTCTATTCTATTACTTGCCTCTTGTTTGTCTTCAGCATTTTCAATAAATAGACATGCTTTCCAAATGTCTGGGCTTAAATGTTTTGGCATTTTTATTTCTACTTTCTTAGTCATGTCCTATATTCTCATGGATTAGAATTATTGTCAACCTCTTTTATTACTTTTGTTTTATAGTCATTGCCAGACCAATCCTGTCTGGTTTCTACAACTACATCGATCGGTGTTTCAAGAGCCTCGAGTCTTGGGTGTAGATTGATGAACTCGTTCCAATGTGCAAAAGCAAAATCATTCCAACAACCTTGGCTACAGAAATGGGACCACATATTATTTGCGTTATAATTATTCTGAGCGATCTTTCTAGTCCTCAAAACCTTAGATCCCTTGACCCCTCTTATTCGGTCCTGAGTGTGTGACTTATGACACTTAGGACCATGACACCAACGATAGTCGCTCATTAGTGTCTAACTTTCCAACTTGTTGTCGCTGTTCTATATCCATGAGCGTCTAAATCATAATAAACATAATAGGCAACACCTTTTTGTGATGTTCCATATCTGCTTTTTTCATCATGCTTTCCTCTTCTTGTAATATGCTTTTTGTCTTTGTTTGAGTAGTAAGTTATATAAAAGTTTTTAGTCATTTTTAGTTATCCTTTCTAGGGACAACCCTATAGGATTGTCCCTTAATTGTCAATAGTTAATTTAAACTATTTTGTTGCATTTGTT